AGAATGATCGTGATGCCTGGAAGCGGGTGGCCGAATGACGCTGGATGATATGAAGCGGTTCATCGCCCCGCTGCAACGCCGCGTGATGCTGGCCATTGGCCGTGGCACGCTTGGCCCCGTGAATGATGGCGATGGCTTGCAGCGCAGCCAGGTGACGCTGCTGGCCGGTGAAACGCGCGATAATGTGGAACGCCTTCAGCAATACGGCATTTCCGCCGTGCCGCTGCCCGGCGCGGATGTGGTGGTGGTATGTGTCGGCGGCAACCGCGACCATCCGGTGATTATCGGCGTGGATGACAGGCGCCACCGCCCGACCGGGCTGCAACGCGGTGATGTCTGCATTTATTCGTATCAGACCGGCCATAAAATCCTTCTGAAGGCGGACCGCAAGATTGAAATTGAGGGTGATGAAATCACCATCAAGGCAGACACTAAGATCACTTTGGAAGCGCCGCTGGTGGAAGTGACCGGCGCCTTGGATGTGAATGGCGATATCCGCGACCGCGCGGCTTCCGGTGGCATGTCCATGAATGGCATGCGCGCGGATTACAATGTGCATGTCCATGGCGGGAGCCCAGGACCCACCCCGGGGATGGCGCCATGATTGCCCTGGAATGGAATAGCACCGTAGGTGCGGCGGATTTGGCGCTGGCTGAAACCGGCGCGCTGGCCAATGAAGCCGCGCTGCAAACCGCCGTCGTGCTTTCGCTGTTCACCGATGCCCGCGCGCGGCCTGATGATGGTGCGGAGGGTGATCGGCGCGGCTGGCTGGGCGATGCCTTTGCCCCCGAGGATCGCTACGGGTCGCGGCTCTGGCTGCTGAAGCGCGAAAAGCAGACGGAAGAAACCCGCCGCCGCGCCGAAGACTACGCGAATGAAGCGCTGGCCTGGTTGGTGGATGCCGCGCTGGCCACCGATGTTTCGGTGACCGCCGAATGGGTGGCGCGTGGCGTGCTTGGCCTTGCGGTGCGGATCGCCACACCAAGCGGCATTGAAACCAGCCAATTTACAATGAGGCTCTGATCATGCCCTTTGCCCGCCCTTCGCCCGCTGAAATTCGCAACCGCATGGGCGCCGAAATTGCGGTGGCTTTGCCCGGTGCGGATGCGCGGCTGCGGCGCAGCATGGAAGACGTGCTGGTGCGCGCCATCGCCATCGCCAGCCATGAATTGCACAGCCACATTGAATGGGCCGCGCTGCAAATTCTGCCCGATACGGCGGAAGATGACGTGCTGGCGCGGCACGCGGCCATTTGGGGCATGACGCGGATCGCCGCCACGGCGGCATTGGGCAGCGTTACCTTCACCGGCACGCCGGGTGCCGTGGTGCCGGCGAATACGGAACTGCGGCGCGGTGATGATGCGCGGTATCTGCTGGCGGCGGATGTGACGATTGGCGGCGGCGGCAGCGGCACGGGCAATGTGGCCGCGCGGGTGGCGGGCGCGGCTGGCAATAGCCAGGCCGGGATCAGCCTGGCGCTGGTGGCGCCGGTGGCTGGCATTGCGCCCAGCGCCACCGTGGCTGTGGGTGGCCTTGCCGCTGGCGCTGATGCGGAAGGCGATGCGGCGCTGCGCGCGCGGCTGTTGCAACGCATTCAATCGCCGCCCGCAGGTGGTGCTGCGAATGATTATGTGACCTGGGCGCTGGCTGTCGCGGGTGTGGAACGCGTTTGGGTTTATCCTTCCTGGCTGGGCGCGGGGACGGTTGGCGTGGCCTTTGTCACCACCGGTGGCGCCATTCCTGCCGCGCCCTTGGTGGCGGCGGTGCAGGCTGCGTTGAACCTGCGCCGGCCCGTGACGGCTGCGGTGACGGTGTTTGCGCCTGCCACCCAGGCTGTGGCGCTGACGATTGACCTGGCGGTGGATAGTGCTGCCATTCGCGCGGCAGTGCTGGCGGAGCTTGCGGACTTTTTTGTGCGGGAAGCGGAACCAGGCGGCACCATCCGCGTATCGCGCATCTCGGCCGCCATCAGCGGCGCGCTGGGCGAAGTGGCGCATCTGCTGGTGGCACCTGCCGCCGATATCGCCCTGCCTGCGGGCACCATCGCGGTGCTTGGCGCCGTGACCTGGGCCTGACGCATGGATAGCAGCGCCTATCTTTCCCAACTTCTGGCCCTGCTGCCGCCAGGTGATGCGCTGGCGCGGGAGCCTGGTTCGCGGCTGGAACGGCTGCTGACGGTGCCAGCGGCGGAATTGGCGCGGGTGGATGGCCGGGTGGAAGCGCTGCTGGCGGAAAGCGACCCGGCGCGGACGGCGGAAATGCTGGAAGATTGGGAACGCGCGCTGGGCCTACCGGATGAATGCTACCCGAATGTGAAATTCAGCCGCGCGAGCCCCGCCTGGTATTTCGATGGCGCCGGCGTCCTGCGGGAAGCGGCGGTGGATGAACCGCGCTATCTGTTTGATGCGAATGGGCAGCGCACGGAAGCGGTGTTGCTGGAAGGGGCGGCCACGAATTTTATCAGCAACCCCGCTTTTGTCGGCGCACTTCCGGGAACGCCTGGCACGGTGCCTTTGTCTTGGTCGCTGAATAACAACGGCCAAGGTCTGAACTGGAGTATCACTGGTGTCGGCACGGAAAGTGGTATTCCGTATATGGATGTCCGGCTCAGCGGCACCAGCAGCGGCACGAACAACGCAGGCATAACGCCGCAGCTGTTCGCGGCGCCAGCAGCGGTTGGTGAAGAATGGACCGCATCTTTTTACATCAGGCGCATCGCCGGTTCGCTGACAGGCATTAACCTTGCGGGTCTTTTCCTGCGCGAATTCACCACCGGCGCAGCGTTTCTCTCGCAGTTTTTTTTGAATGTTGCTTCTGATGTCGGGACATTCTTGGCCAGCCGCCGCATTTTGACGGCAACCGTGGCTAATGCATCAACGGGCTTTGTGGATCTGTCTCTTCAACTTTTCCCGCTTGCGGGCGCGACCGTGGATGTGACCTTGCGTGTTGGCTTGCCCCAGTTGGAAAAGGGGTCGGTGACAAGCCCGATTTTGCCGCCGCCGGCGACCACCGGCCCCACCACCCGCGCCGCCGATATCCGCTTCATCGCCACGACGCAGGAACGCCGCGCGCGGGTGCTGGCGCGCCTGATTGAACGGTTTGAACCGACGCCTGCGGCCATTATTGGCCTGGCGGCGCGCCTTGGCGATAACGTCACGCTGACGGAATTCACCCCGCATGACTGCGAAGACGCCTGCGAAGCGCCGCTGCTGGATGAGGCTTGTGCGCATGCCTTCCAGGTGGAGGGTGGCGCGCAATTGGTGGTGGAATTCACCTGCGAAGATGGCTGCGAAACGCCGCTCAGCCAATGGCGCACCGGTGCCTATGAATGCGCCATCCGCCGCTTTGCCCCGGCGCATACCGTGCCGATTTTCAGCTATGCGTAAAGGAAACACACCATGCAGCGCGTAACTCGATCCTCAGCGGTCGCCACCATGCCGGCGCCGCCGGTTTCACCCAGCGCCCCTGGGTTTTTCACCGGGGGTAATCCGGGCGGCGGGACGCCCGCGACCACGCCAGGTTTTGAGTGGTTCAATTCCGTGCAGGAGGAATTGATTGGCCTGATCCTGCGCGGTGGCATCACCGCTTCCAATGCTGATTTAGCCCAGGTGCGGAAATCGCTTGATCGGCTGTTTGGCGGTGGCCTCGGCAGTTTTTCGGCCAACACCACGCTGAGCGTGGATGATGCTGGCCTGGTGCTGGTGAATGCAGCCAGCGGCGCGCGGACCATCACGCTGCCGGCGGCGAATGCGCTGGGCGGAAGGCCGATCCGCTACCAGATTGAAAAGACGGACAGCACCGCGAATACCGTGACGGTGCAGCGCGCGGGTGCGGATACGATTGAAGGCGCGACATCTGTGGTGCTGTCCGGTCAATGGGCCAGCGTGACGCTGGTATCGGATGGCGTGGGCGCCTGGGTGGCGCTGCGGCCAGATATTCCCGCCGCGACAAGTGCTGTGGCTGGGATTAGCCGCTTTGCTTCCGCTGCGGAAACCGATGCCGGGTCGCTCGCCAATGTGGCGGTGACGCCGGCGGCGCTGGGCATCAGCGCGCGCTCACTCTCGGCAAATGGCTATCTGCGGCTGCCGAGCGGCGTGCTGGTGCAGTGGGGGTCTGTGCCGGCGTCCAATTCCAGCGTCAACTTTCCCCTCGCGTTTCCAAACGCAGTTTGGGCCATCGGCGCCACTCTCTGGGATAATACTGGCGGTGGTCAGGGGCATAAGGTGACTGCGCGCAGTTTATCCGCCCACACCGTGACCGCTTACAACACAAGCGGTGGCGCAGTCGCCACACCGTATTCGTATTTGGCCATCGGGAATTGAGGCAGGAGCACAGACATGACAATTTTCGCCGATCTTGACGATGATGGCCGCGTGCGGGGCTTCTACACGCCGGACATCCATGGCGATGCCATCCCCGAAGGTGCGATTGAAATCAGTGAGGCGGTTTATGCCGCGTGGCTCACGGATACGGCGCGGCAGCGCTGGAATGGTGAAGCGCTGGAAGCCTGCGACCCACCGCCGCCGCCGCCTCCGTTGCCACCCACTGATGTCAGCTTCTGGCAATTCATGATGGCCGCGTGGAAGCTGAATTTTATCACCCACGCTGAAGCGCTGGCCGCCGTGCGGTCGCGCATCATGCCGCCTGCCTTTGCGGAGGCCATCTCGGACCTGCCCGCCGAGGCCAAGTT